CTCAGTGCCTTTATGCTCATCAGCCATGGATGCATGATATCGTGACATGCCTTCATGACCGTTGTGTTCAGACCTAGAACCACCATGCGATAGGTTCTGAATTACAGTCTTTTTGAGTTTGTTTGTATCCTCACGGCCTTCTTCTAATTCTTTTCTTATTTGAAAAAACGATTTCATTACTTATCTCCACGAATCTTCTTAATACTTCTTGTCTTAGCAAGTTCCATACCTTTAATACGCTTAGACCTTGTTTTAAGATCTTGGCTGTGGTCACCTTTTCTCATGATTGTAGCAACGGCAGAGTTAGTAGCTTTGTCTTTACTCTTCTGCGCTGCATCATGATACTTATTCATCGTATCATATGACAGTTCTTTGATAGCAGCATGTTTACCAGCACTCTTACCTGTGCCTTTTACATACTTACCGCCGATCTTTTTGGCTTTAGCACGAGCATCTTTCTCATTATCAAACATATGAGTTTGCTTTGCTTCACCCATGGACTTGACCTTTTTACGAGTACCCATAAATGATTTTTTAGTATCTGGTTTATCCAACATACCATGCATACCCTTACCAGGATCGTCTTTACCATGGTAACCAGCAGCTTTGCCTGGTGCAAGTTTCTTGATCTTACCGCCTTTAGCTAAGAATGCTTTGACTGCATCAGAATCTTCCGGTAACTTTTTTCTATCATTTGGGTGCTTTAGGCCAAGGCGATCTGTAGGACCAACATGTTTACCCTTTGCAAACATTTTAGAACGCCCAATCTTTAAACTATCTTGTGATTTGGATTTTTCTTTTCCCATTGGCGCATTGATACGGTCATCATCATGCTTACCGCGATTGAAAGCTTTTTCTATTCCTTTATCCTTATGCTTAGAATTATAAGCATTTTTATCTCTCATACCTTTAGGAGCTTTTATTGTATTAGATTTTTCTCTACCACGATCAGCATAGAATCTATCTGTTGCATGTTGACCAGCTCTAAATGCTTTTTTTAATACAGCTTTACGATCTGTACCAGAACCACTAATTCTTTCTTGCAATTCTGTATCTTCATTAAATTTTGCTATATCGGCTTCTTCAAGCTCTTCTCTTAATTCCCAGAATGATTTCATCGTAGATCCTTATCCGCACCATGATATGTGCCTTTACCTTTAGTTGCATATGAATTAACCCGTGCCATACCCCATTGCTGTGGAGTTGTGCCTGGTCTGTGACCTGATTTCCAAGCAGCCATCCCACGATTATACACTTTACGAAGGGTACCAACTGACATGCCCGACTTTTCTGCTTTCTTTTTAAGAGCTGCAGTTACGTTGCTCTCATCGAGATAATAGGTTTTGAAGTTCATGCCTTTGTTTCCTTATTTTTCGTTTTCACGTCACGAAGACGTGCGCGATCCATCATACGATCATGTCTGATAGCATCTGCCTTCTTTTCGCGATCAATGCGCTTCTTTGCAAGATCAGCCATATCACTTTCACCAAACATTTTCTTAAACTTCAGTGTATGTTTACTTGGCTTTGTTTTTGCAGTTGCATCGCCAGGAGCTTTTTTATAATTCGATTGTTTATCTGGACCATCACCCGGTTTTTCTGCATATTTCTTAAAATGTGCTTTACGCTTTGATGATGTAGATTTCGAAAGACCTTTGTAATAGTCTTCTTCAATGCGTTCAACATCCTTTAACCATTTGCGATGTTTTTGACCGTTTGATTCAATGATTAGATAATTTGTTCCAAGATGAATAATAGTACCGATTGTATCGTTTTCTTTGATGATAACTTCATCACCAACATCGAACAGATTACCGGCTACATAATCTTCTCTTTCTTCTGATACAGGTTTAAGCTGTACGTGATTCTTAAATTCTTTTTGTTCTTCAAGACCCATTGCAGATCTTATTGCATTATATATCTTCTTGGCTTCTGCATTACCAATTGTTTTTGGTAATCCTTGAGAAAACTGCGAGAAGTCACCGGTATTTGCGGCTGCTCTCATCTTTGATGCAGACATTCCTTCGACACCTTCGGCATCTGGATCTCTTGTACCTGCTGAAATAACATCAATCTTTCGGAAATTATAGAATCCGTGAACACCTTTTTTGCCATTATATTTCTCTAATAATATACCAAAATCTCGTACACGATCAGATCCTACAACCATTGCTACGTTCTTAAAGCCTTCATCATATAATTTCACTAAAGCATGAAATACTGTCTTCACTTTCGGATCAATCATAATCGAACGAGCATGACGAGGAAACATCTTCCTTGCCACTTTAACTTTGTCTTTATATTGTAATGGATTCTTTTTTGCATCCTGTGACTGGGACAGGTATACACGATATGGATTCTTTGCTGCCTTACGAGCAAGAACATCCAATAATTTCTCATGACCAATAGTAGGAGGGTTCATTCTACCGAAAGTAAAATAAACGGTCTTCTCTTCCTCTACTAGAAATTTGCTAAATGACTCAATCATTAACCTTTTTTCCGCTCAACTTCTTTTTTACGTACATCCTTAAGCATTTTCTTTGCTAGCATGTCAATACGTTTCTTAACCTGTGGTTTATCCAGTCGCTTTTCAATTTCAGCGCGGCGTACAAAAGACATATCGTCTTTCCTAACACCCTTTGAAATCTTAAGAAAGATTTTCATACGAGCTTGCTTTTGCGCACGTTTCTTTAATTTATCGGGGGTAGCCATTTTGCGACGGGCACGATCACGGCCAAGTTTGATCTTCGACTTGATTCTTTTCATTAGTCGTGCACGAGCTCTACGCTGTTGCATATTCAGAGCTTCGCTTTGCGGTTCTTCAGTTTGTTCACAAGCAGTTCGTTTTTGCTTACGCCTGCGATACTTAATAAATTCATCTTCACCGGCAGACAACAGTCCGTCCGGTAGCATATCTTTAAAAGACAATGGTTTAGCCATTGTTATCTTCTCCCTGGTTTATCCCATCCCTTTAATATATCTGATGAAAAGTTGGCATAGGAAAATTCTAACCTATCAACAATTTTCACCGCATCACCACCAAGCGTATCTATCGCTACATAACCTTCTTGTCCGGTAGTTTTATATCCTTTACTTGTTTTCAAGAATGTATCTACGTTTCCAAGACGATTTAATATATTTATAAGTTTAAGTTTCGCTAGAATAATGACTCTTTGTAACTCAAAGATGTTTGCAAGTTGAGTCATATCACCGAAAAATGAAATTATTCCATCAAGCTTTGCTTGTTGTGTGGCTTTGCCTTTTTCTGACTTACGACTATCGATTTCTTTTTTGTACTTAGCTTTAAACCAGGCAACGCAACGACGAGCGTGCATCTTTGAATTCGTAATGACTTCACCTTTTCGTACGTATGTATTATTGAACTGCTCAATAAGTTGTGCGAGTTTTTGATCTTCTTGAAGAGCTTTGAGAGTCGATCCGCTAATGGTATTAAAAATTCTACCAGCGGTAGAAAGATATGCGTTAACTTCATCTGTTTCCTTCTTTGTCATTGTCATGTTGGTCATATCGCGTAACATTGCGTCTTGTGACCAAACATTTCTTGATGTTCTAAGTTTGCTTACATCTACTCCGTAAGATGCTCTCATAGATTCAAATGACGCGCCTTTATATGTCGTGTGCCATACAATACCGATTTTTGCCGTGTTAACTTGCTTGGCCATTTCTGTGCCAGCCGGTATTGCATACACAAGCGTATTAGGGTGAAACGTAACATAAGATTGACCACTGATCTTTTGAGTTTTAACATCTCCTGGACCATATAGAAAGTCTCCTTGTATTACACCCTTAATCCCCAAAGCAGGTAGATATTGTAAAGCAAGTTTAAGTTTAATACTAAGATCGCCAGAAGTGTCAGCATCAATATCAGCATCACTCTTGTATACTTTGGGAGACTTGTTAAAGATCCCTTTTTTCGCCACGAAGAATCGGCTATCCCGAGGATCAATGCCAGCAAAGATAGCAGGAGCACCATCCCACTTAACAGATACATTCCCATCATGTTGACCTCCTAACATATCACGTAATGATCTTAATGCCATTATCGCTTGTCTTGTTCCGTCTACACCACCATAGAGAACCTTATCCTCAATGTGCGTCATATGTGTATTTTTTTGTTCAGTAATAAATTCAGAAAATTTCATTTATTTATCCACACTGATTTACTGGCATTAAATTTTAACCATTGGCTTAATTTTGCCTTGAGTAATAACGTCTATTTTTACATTCCTTGAATCTACTGGTCCGACATGTAAAATTTCTCCGTAAGTAGAATCCGTTTTTTTATTGTTTATGAATACGACGGTTTCTTTGTCGAAATAAGTTTTAGCGAGTTGTCCAAATTCTCTTTCAAATTGTGCATATTTGCCAGGCTGAAGCTCTTTTAGTTTATCAAGTTTTGCGCCACCAAACTCAACACCTGAACCAGATCCACCTGTCTCAATTCCGTTCTTTTTCATTTCTGCTGCTATTTTATTGGCAAGCCGGCTGGTATCAACAGCACCGCCCATAAAGAATCCATTAATATATCCCTGAGGTATTCTACCTCTAGCTGTTTTAGAGACCTGTATGCTTTTTAATTCTGCAGTTTGATTTCCAATCTTAAGATCTACTCCCTTTGAAGAGCCTCCTCCAATAGTGCATTTGTCATACATAAAGTAAAACATAAACTCGCCTGGACCAATGCCTGACATAGAATAGTGTATTAAGTCAGCCGCATTTGTTTTATCTATGCTTTTGAGATTAGATAAAAATTGATTATGTTTAGTTTTGTCAAGGCCGCCAGATATAGTACTTGATAAGTCTAGCTGAGGAAACCAAGTTGTTCTAACTACAAATTGTATTTCTTTTTTATGCGTTAAAGACTGCAAATCTCGAGAAGTTATACTAAACGTCCTTAGCTTTAAGGCCTTTTTTATAAAATCACCATCTAGATCCATCAATTCAATCTCCTCTTGTAGGCTAATAAATTTCTTTAAACGCATCTTTATCTCCGCTGATTATACTATACACTATTTATAACTTTTTGTAAACAAAAAAAGGCGACCTGAGCCGCCTTTTTTTCATTTATTTTTATTTAGAACCTACCGAGGAACCTACCTATGTGATGTACAAAAGGTAGAAGCGACATCGCCATCAAAAGATTTACACCAGTATGAGCCATCGCTATTCGCAATGTATCACCCTTTGGCATACCGTCCGAGACAAGTAGACCTGCTAACCATATCGTTCCTGTCGTTCCGATATTGGCTCCTAAAACTGCTGCGATCGCTGCTGGTAATGGTACTGCTCCTGATGCTACAAGAGCAATAATTGCTGTCGTCGATAGAGAAGATGACTGCCACAACAATGTCATGATGATTCCACCCAAAAACATCCATAAAACGTTATGAGTGAAGAAAGATAAGTGTTCGATATTCCCCATTGACTTCATGCCACCAGAAAACATTTTAAGACCGATGTAGAATACAACGAGTCCTACTAGAGTAGTGAGTACAGGATTTCCAAGTTCCATCTTTTTAACCTTCTTGATGAGTGCGTCCATAGCGTTCTCCTTTTGAAGTAACTATTTATCAGATGGTTCTTTACCGAGATGTTACAGAATTATTAAGTTTTTCTCTCTCATTACGTTTTTGTTGATACTTTAACGCTCTCATTCGGTTTTTCTCTTGCCACTTCGGATCGTAGTGTTCAAACCCTTCGATCTTATGATCTCGTGCCCAAGCGGCATACATTTCACTTTTATGTGCTTTCATTTTATAACCTATTAATTAGTTTCTGTGATTCATCTGGATTTTCAATTAAATGTTGCCTAGCAGCGCGAAGTCTTTCTAGACGCTTTTTAATTGACTTATCCTTACCTCTTTTATTTTCCCAAAAGGTAATCTCTTGGTTTACAACATCTAAGCCAAGAGACATAGCTCGGACGTCACGTTCAACACTT